ATATGACATTTTGCTAAAGACATAGCTAAACCAATATGAGGTATTGAAGTTTTAAGTTGGCCTTGGCCTTCACCTCCAACTTTTAAAACTATACATTCGTATTTGTCTTCTATTTCTCTTATAAGTTTTTTTGATAATCTTCTTCTAGGATCCGTTGAATCCCATTGTGCTGTAATAAATTCGTCTGGAAACCAGCCATTCTTAACTACCGGTTTTAGTTTTGGTAATTTTTTTAAATACTGAGACATTTCAATTCCAACTTTAGTTTCATTTGGATGCATATGCGCAGTATCTTCATAATGATATATTTTTGCATCAAATCCTTTTGATTTAAGATACTTTATCCACTCAACTTCTGTTAGATTTTCAACTGGATGTGTTTCAATAAAGATTGAATCAGATGGAAATAAACCCATAAGTTCAACCCATGACTTTTTCTTTTTATCTGAAATTTTACCACCAGCTACACTCCACTTATCATCAGTTAAATGTATTGTTACTGGTGTTTTATGAGCTTTTCCGTATTGATATGCAAGTAACAAACTATGAGATCTGTCACCTAACCCAGGTGTAGTGTATGGTCTATCGCCACTTCGTACACTTTTTGATCTTAACGCTATATGTTTCAATGGCTTTTCATTTCTGTAAAATCTGAACCAAAGTAAGCATCAATTCGCTTTTTTGTTTCGTGTCTTAAATCATTAAGTTGAGTTATTAAAAATGCAATGTCACTTTCTTTTTTTGAATATCTTTCAAGTTTTTTTCTTTTTATATCTTCTAAATCCCATAATTGAAGATTTATGGATTTTATTATATTTAAGTAAAAATCGTAACCTACATCAAGATTAATTAATCTATGATGATATGCTCCCATTTCTTTAGAAACATCAAGACCTTTAAGTTTTTTAATTTCTAAAATAGAAAGCCTATCTAAATAATCTCCAACACTTATTTTTATATCCACTTTCATTGTACAATCTCCATTAACTCTTCGACATTCTCGCCACCGTTTGGTAATTTATCTTTAAGAAAGAAATGTACAAAGTATGCCTCTTTTATTTTATCGTTTGGTATGGCAGTAAATAGCGCATTCCATTTCCAACTTAATTCTTGTAGTTGCATATTTTCTTTCTTAACCCACCAGTTTAAAAGCGTTTGGTCAGTGCTCCATTTCCATGCACCTAACCCATCAACAAATCTTTTAAACTCTGGCCTTTCAATAAAAGCTTTACCTGATTGTCGCTTACCATCTGATTGTAAAGGCAAGTACATTACAATGTGTCTATTCAATAACATCATACCCATATTAAAAAAGTGGCCACCTGATTCGTTCCACTTCCAATCTACGTCTTGTAAAGTACTATACTGCATTCTCGTATAGCCTTTAAGTTTTTCTTGATACCACGGTAAGATAGGCGCTGTTCTCTCTACCACGCCTGCAAACTCTGTTTCATGAGCCATTTCATTAAATATATTTGGCGTACCGGGTCTTATCCAAATATCAGCATCAATGATACAGATCTGATCGTATCTGTCCCAATAATCAAACGCATTTTCTTTTTCAAAGATAGGTAGGAACCCACCATATTTTTCGTAAGACTCTTTACTACGATTTGTAGCAAATACGTCAGGTTTAATTCTCATTATAGGTTGTGTTTGAATTACGTAATCGACTTTATTACGTGGCGATTCCTTTGAATTTATATCTTCGGCGTATGCTTTAACCGAAGCTGTACAATGATCATACAACTTCGATCTTTTACCAGTATAAACTTGATATATCAATCTCTTTGCCATAACAAAATCCTTTGTTTATTTTTTCTTTGCTAATGCTTCCTTGCCATAAAATGCAGCAACAATAGCAGCAACTGATACAAAATATACAGCGGCCATGTCTCCTAGAATTTTTGCAGCATTATCGAGACCGAATAATGTTGCAGCAATAACAAAAGCAGGGTAAAGTAACATACCACCAAGAGCAAACCAAGCCATGTTTCTTTGTGCATCTTGTTTTTTATCTTCATTTTCAAGCTGTATCAACTTTTGTTCCATTTCAAATTCTTCATCAGTAACAATGCCATCACCATCTTTATCAAAACTTGCGTACTTGCTTCCTGCCTCTAGTTTTTTTTGTGCAGCCATCAGAATACTCCTTTAATATCTTCGCCATTTCTTTAGCTTCTTTATATCCATTACGAAGAGAATTTGACCTGTGGCCATCTTTCAAAAACCAATTTATTGTATTTATATCAGACCCTTCAGGCATATTATAACCTTTAGTAACCTCTTCAAAGTCTGATCTTAATTTAATTGCTTGAGTTAACGACAGGTCAGTGGCCGAACATTTTGCGAGTTCTATATTCATCAATTGTTTCCTTTAATAATTTAGTATAGTTATCCCTATGTTCTACAAAAACTAAGGGTTTTTCATGATCGACATCCATAATGACTACAACATTAGGTATCACCATTCCTGTACGCTCTTCCCACATGATTGCATATGCTGCACCTTGTGCAAAGTAGTTGCTTATCTTTTCTTTCTTTTTTATATATTTTGAAGTTTTAAAATCAATTATAGATGGCACGCCGTTATATTGTGCAATACAATCGCATCTACCAGCTACACCTAGATGATCACTATATAGAGCAACCTCGAGGCCGAATATCGTTCCAATATCGTTATCAAGGATAGGCTTGAGATTTTTAAGGCTTTGCTGTACGTGTGGTAAAAAGTTTGATGTATCTTCATTGTTTAAATACTTTTCTATAATACTATGCACTTTCGTACCACGTCTAGAGGCTTTACCACTTACAATATCTGCTTGTTCTTCACCTACACGATTTCTCCAAGCACGTATAGAATCTTCTGTAAGTATACTTAAAACTGTAGTGACACTAGGATAAGACTTGCCATTAGGAGCATTGTAAGTTCTCCCAGTATCGGTAGTTTCAGCAGTAAGATCTTTATATCCAACATCAATTTTGTCATGACTAAATATTTTGTTTTGGTTTATCGTCTTCATAATTATACTTAAAAATTTCTTTCACTTGTTCTGTAGGTAAACAGTATATGGCTTCAGGTGTATGCTTAAAATTATATGAAGCGCTTGCCTGTGTGTATATTCTTTGATGCATTACACTAACATATTGGTTACATTCATCTTGTGTATCAAATATTGGCTGTTTAAAGATATAAAGAGGCCTATCCATAGCCATGGTATTCGCCATTACAAAAGATACTATAATAAAAAATTGCATATCTTCTCCTAAGTTTTAATCGTATTACCTCTACCAGAATTTGCCTTAATTCTTGCAAGGTTATCTTTCCATCCTTGATCTGTTTTAGAAAGTAAACTACCTCTGCCTGATACAATCTTTGGAAAAGTTAAAACTTTTATGCAATTATGCTTTTTAAGATAGTCTTGCAACTCATCAGCTTTACATTCTATTTCATATTCATCGCCTTCTTCTAAAGGCTTTACTGTATATCTAGGCAACTTGATATCCTTTCCACCAGTCGGGAGCCGGTCTTCCCCAATCCCACTTCGCAAAAGGTTTTGCTTTGTGGTAATAATTTCTATATGCTTGTACTGCATCGCCGGGAACCATGCAATCTGGATAGTGACTCATGGCTTGTACGAATTCGGTAAGACCGATATCTGGTATATTTATAGGCGGAGCAGCCAATATTGGACCAAGTTTCTTAAAAGTTACATGTTCTTTATTTCTACGAAATTGAAATTCTCTGGACATGGCAACAAAATGTGCGTAGTGCCAATTGTAGTTTGCCAAACTTTGTGAAGTCCATGTTGTACATGGATGATACTTATGTACTGCAGCATAATATAAATTATCTCGTATATCACCGAAGGCATAATATGTTTGCATAGTTTTACCTGATTTTGATCTACGTTTTTCTGGTGTGCCGTCAAGCATACGATGCACTGTACTTAGCATTTGTGCTGATTCGATAATCATTTTAGGAACATGCTTGTCACAAAGCATTTGTGCAGCAATTTGTGGATCTTTATCTAGTATAAAAATATTCATATTTCACCTTTAAATAATATTATTGTATCATAATTAAAACAGTTTGTAAACATTTATTTTTTGAATTAAATTCAAAATTAATCTTCTAATAAATTTGGAAATGCTTCTTCTACAACTGGTCTAGAAATTCCAGGGATTTTCTTTTTATTAATCATATTAATAACAAGCTTAGCATCTTCTGGATGTACACCTTCTAAAATTCCAATAAAGATTTGTTCTCTTTTATATTTTGGCATACTCTCGCCAGATCCACCTTTGAGAAAATATTTAAAATTTTTATTTTGTTGAGTTAAATTTGCCGGATGCGCATGTGCTGGTGCTGGCGTATACGGTGGTTGTCCTTCAGGTAAACCCCACTGTATTGTGGAATCCATTGTACCTCTTATAATATCTTTTAAAGCCCACGTTTCATTTTCTTTTAAAACACGGACTTTATCATTTTTATTTCTTTGCTTAGCCATTTCTTCTAAGACTTCAAAAACATACTGTTTCATTAAATAAACTCCTGTACACTTTTAATCAATTCATTACAACGCTTTTCTACTAAGTAAGGGAATACTTTACCTCGTCTCATCCATCGCGTGTCTGGCTTGTCGGCCATAAAATTATTTATAATTTGCTTTCTTAAGTCTTCTGGGGTTTCAGTAAGATCAATAAGTTTCTTGTTTCGACAATAGTTACGATACCAAGATGCTGCATATAATAATTCACCTTCTTCAAGATCTTGTATGATATTATCAATTTTCTTTTGAGTAATTGGTGTTTGTCTAAAACCTTCGACAAATACATTATCGTCTGATAATATATTTGGTACACCGTCACCTTTATCGCCTTTAATAATATGTGTTTGTAACCATACTCTTGGATTATCTACACTTAATTCTTTTTTAAGAAGTGGTGAATATTGTTTTACAAATTTATACTTTTGTAATTGTAAAAAGTCTCTATCAGAAGATACAATCATAATTTTTTCAGGATCGTAATCTCTGTTTGGATCCGGATTTCGAGTAACTAATGTACCTATTACATCATCGGCTTCACAACCATCTACTCTTACAACAGTGTAGGGAAAGTTTTCTGCAATTTCTTCTCGTATTTTATTAAGAATTCTAAAAGCTTCACCCCAATCAAATGTAGATTCTTTTTGTGTTTTCTTTCTACTTGCTTTATATTGTGGAAAAGCTGTCTTGCGCCAGTTATTTGACGCATCGACAGCAAGAACTAATTCACCATACTCATCTTTGTATCTTGTACGATACATTCTAAGGGAGTTGAGAATCATATGGCGAATTAGTTGTTCGTCAAACGTTTTATTAATTATTATACTTGCAATTGCAATACCACTGTAATCAACGATAATCATGTATATCTCCTCCAAATATATACATCCCATAATGTAGCTTTATTTATGCCACCTTTAGGATTACCACCATAAACAAAACCATGAATAGGCTTTCGACCTTTTTTCTCTACTCTAAATTTATCTTTAGTGCATGAATTTACATTTCTTACAATGGCCTTTACCATTTCATATTCTTGCATATCATCTGAGTTGCAAGGATTAAACCTACCAACCCATGATGTACTACGTCTTTTAGCGACCTCTTCAGTATTGATGTGGTCGTATCTACCTACAAATATACCCATTACTTGGCCTCCTGATCCGGAGTTTCAAGTACG